TGTCCTTACAATATTCTCTTGCTGCCTCCCATTTTGATTGATTCTTGGCATACTCATATGCTTCATAGATATATCCTTTGGTCTGCCTTTTTGGTTTTGCTGGCGGCATCGTTTGCTTATAAGGTTTAATCTCAATCAGATATTTCTTAATACTTCCATCCGGTTCTTTGACTTTTATATAAGCATCTGGAAAATATCTATGAACTTTACCATCTACAGGAGAACGATAAGGAATGGCAAGTTCTTCAGATGCGTACTCCAAAATATTTACATTCGTATCACAATATTTCAGAAACTTCAATTCCCATAGAGACCTGTATATAATGTTAGTTGGGTCGCCAACATACTTTTCTGGAAATGATGGTTTAAATTTTCCCTTATAAGACATCTAAATACTTATACTAATAAGACTCATAAAAGGTATTTAGAGTGTCTAGAGCCCGTAAAATATCAGACATTAAACCATTATTTACTAATTTAGCGCAAACTTCTCATTATCAGTTAATATTTGGTGGTCTTCCAAGAGAATTGCAAAATTATCTCTTAAAAAGAGGAGTTTCTCCATTTTTTGTTGCTGAATCTGCTGGTCTTTTATGTTATAATGCATCATTACCAACATCTAATCTTGCCACTAAAACGGTTGATGGAAATTTCACCGGAGTTTCTGAAAATTTTGCCTTTGCCAGAACATATGGGGAAATAACTCTGGATTTTTATGTTGATTCAGATTACTTGATGATAAAATTTTTAGAATCTTGGATGGAGTTTATTTCTAGTGGTTCTCATAATCCTATAGGAAACCAATTTGCAGGTCCTGTAAGCCAAGGAACGGCAAATTACTTTGTAAGAATGCAATACCCAGAAACTTATAAAACAAGTTTCACTAAAATTATTAAATTTGATAGAAATTATGATTATTTTAACCAAATTGAATACACTTTTGTTGGACTCTGGCCTGTTGGTATAAGCCCCCCTGTAGTTTCTTATAATCAATCAGATGTACTAAAGGTGTCGGCAACTTTTAAATATGATCGTTATATTGCAGGTAGGGCATTAAGTTTGAATAAATTTATTGGTAATGATAATAATAAATCTACAACAACCCCCGATGTTCCATCAGATAATCCTCGTGTAACTTATCGAACTGGACAATCTCTTGGGAATGAAAGTGGAGTAAGACCTACAATTACTAATCCAGGAAGCGTGTTTCCTACTATCTTAAATAACTGAACTAAATATTTTTAATGAAGTTTTTATTGGAGTATTATGCCTTTACCAAAAATTGCAACGCCGACATATAGTTTAGAAATACCATCTATCAAAAAAGAAATTAAATATAGACCTTTTCTTGTAAAAGAAGAAAAGATTTTAATTATTGCTATGGAGAGTGAAGACCCAAAGCAAATATCTGAGGCACTTAAGACCGTAATTGGAAACTGTATTATTACTAGAGGTATTAAAGTAGACCAATTATCAATTTTTGATATTGAATATATTTTCTTAAATGTTCGAGGAAAATCTGTCGGAGAAGATGTTGATATTCTTTTAACTTGCCCAGACGATGGAACAACTCAAGTTCCAGTAACAGTAAATCTTGATGATATTGCAGTAGTGGTAAAACCAGAACATTCTAGAGATATTAAACTTGATGATACTTTGATATTAAGAATGAAGTATCCTTCTATGAAAGAATTTATTAAAAATAATTTCTCAAATGTTGGTGGTATGAGTGTAGATGACACTTTTGAGATGATTGTATCTTGTATAGAACAAATTTATTCTGAAGAAGAGTCTTGGCCTGCAGCTGATTCTACTAAAAAAGAATTAGAAGAATTTTTAGAGCAATTGACCTCTCAACAATTCAAAGAAATTGAAAAATTCTTTGATACTATGCCTAAACTTTCTCATACGATTTCAATTAAAAATCCCAATACTGGTGTGGAAAGTGATATTACATTGGAGGGACTAACATCTTTTTTCGCCTAGGATTGGCGCACGAAGATCTTGCGTCATATTATAAAACTAATTTTTCTCTGGTTCAACATCATAAATACTCTTTGACAGAACTAGAAAATATGATTCCTTGGGAGAGAGAAATTTATATTAATCTCCTTCATCAGTATATTGAAGAAGAAAATATGAAGAACCAATCTAATGGATAAAGAAAATTCTATACCATCAACTTCTTTAGTTGGCCTTCAAGGTCAACTTAATACTGTTCGTTCGGAAATTGTTACTACTAACGTTAATCTTCAAGGTATTGGAAGATTAATACAATCCGATAGCTTACAGGACCAAAGGAAACTTTTAGAAGAAAGAGAGCAGGAAAAAAAACTTTTAGAATTAAAAATTAGACAAGGGCAAGAAAATCAATTAGAACAAAAAGTTTCCACTTCTCTTCGATCTCCATTAATTTCTACAGAGAAAAAACTAAACTCCACATTTGCAAATATTACAAAAGCTCTTGGAGCATTATTTGGTATTTTTGGAATCAAAGTCATACAAGGAATTCAATCGAGTGCTAAACTTGGACTTGGAGCACTTAAAGGAATAGGAGATCTTCTTAAGGGTTCTTTTGGATTTATTACTTCTACAATAGGAACATTAAGTAGAGGTTTTACTTCTATATTATCTGGAATCGGAGGAATTACTGGAAAAGTTATTAAATCTTTATCGGCACTTGCAAAGTCTCCATTCAAAGCAATTGCTGATTTAGTCAAATCATTATTATCAGGACTTAGAACCGCTGCTCCTGTTGCCGCTGCTACTGCTGGTGTATCTGGTGCAGCATCGATTCTACTTAAAGCACTTGGTATTGGTGCCAGGACTTCTACTGCAATAGATGCCGTCACAAATTTACAGGAAGGAAATTATGCCGAAAGTGCTATAAATGCCGCAGCAACCTTTGCTCCGTCATCTATTTTTGCAACTGCCCTTAGTGGAATGAAATTGACCGGAAACGAATTAGATCTTTCTAATATTAATTTTTCTGAAATTGCTAATTCGGCAAGTTCTGCATTTTCTGGACTTATGGAATATGGGTCGAATGCTTTATCTGGGGATGGATTAAATTTTGATTTTTTAAACAATCCGGCACCAAAAGTAGAAGGGAATGTAGAAGAAGGATCACAATCAGTCCAACCACAAAATCCTATGGTTCCATCAACTGTTACCACCCCAGCGCCAGCACCAGTAGCAGAACCACAAAATCCTATAATTCCTGAACCAAGTCAGGAAATGATTAAAAACTTTGAATTGGCTTTCAAGCATAGAGATAATGCTATGATGAGAGGTAGAATTGAGTCTACCTGGAAAAATATGAGTCCGGTAGAACAACAACAAGCAAAGAAATGGGTAGAATCTAAAGGGTATTCTTGGAGTGTAATGAGATTGCCAGATCCAGTTCAAATGCCATCTTCATCTGGACCAGTTAGGCTTCCAGTAATTCCATTTGACCCAAAATCACCACCAAAACCGAATCTTGGAACTTTACCAGAACCACCACCAGATGTAGTGGTACTTGAAAATAATAAAGAGGATCCATCTTCTGTGATCGCAAGAGATTCTCAAACTCTTACAGATGTTCCACTTATTCCTTCCGGAAATCCTGACAATTTTTATACATTATATTCACAAGTCAATTATAATGTAGTGTTCTAAAATGGCAATATCATCACCAATCTCTTTGTTAAAATCTACTGCCTCACAAACCACAAAGACAACGAAATCAATTCAAAATACATTAACTGGGGGTTTATCCAGAAAAAGAAATTTAATATCCAGTATCGGACTATTTAAGAATAGACGCCGTGAAGTTGATAAAAGAGAAATTCAAAAAAATATAATTAGTAATCCTACTATTCTTACTAAATCTGGTGGTGCTAGATCCTTATCTCTATCTGATCAAGGTTTAAACATCACAGACAGATTGTTTGGATTTGTTAAGTATCTTACTGCTGGGTGGATATTAGGTAATCTTCCAACTTGGATTAGTTTAGGGGAGCAATTTGCCGGAAGACTTGGGACTGCAGGATCTATCTTAAAAAATTATGGTGATGAAACATTTAATGTAATGAAAAGTATATCGGGTATTTTTGATTCGGCTTTCAAAAATCTTTCTGCATTTGATTTTAGTGATAGTTCTGGATTAATGGAGAACTCTATTGGAGAGTTAACAAAGTCTCTTGATGATTTAGGGGGAGGATTATCATCAGCTCTTGATGTTTTGTTTGCACCTTTTAAAAATGTACCAGGAATTGGCGAAATTACTCAAGAACCTGATGCATATACTGATCCACCACAGCAACCTTCACAGCAATCTCCACAACAATCTCCTATAAACGGCAAGAACTCTGATTTTTGGACCTTAGTTGCAATTACTTCTTTAGAAGAAAGTGATCCACAAGGAAGAGCGGATGTTGCACAATCAATTTATAATAGAGCTGCGGCAGGAGTGTTTCCTGGAGGTAAAAATATTAGAAATATTATTCTTGCTGGAAATGGGGGTCAATATCAACCTGTTGAAAGAGCTGTAAAAGAATTTCATCAAATTGGGGATAGAGAAAGTGCAATAAAAGCAATAATGGTTGCTGATAAAGTTTCAAGAAAAACGGCAGAACAGATGATAGACAATACTGCCTCAGCAATTAATAATCCTACTTTAAGAAAAAATGCAGCAGAATTTATTGAAAATAGAACTGATTTTCGGGGAAAAAATTTAAAAGTTGACAAACCAAGTTCAACACTCCCAAGAAGAAGAACTCCTAACGATAATATTTTTGGAAATTTTGTTGGTCCTGCATCCTATACATATGGTCAAAAAACATCTGGAAAGCCATCTCCCGTTCCAAATTTTGGAGTTACTCAAACGCCGCCACCTCAGCAGTCACCCAATCAAACAGCACCTACGAGACCATCAGGACAACGACGCTTACAAACAAAAGATGTCTTTACAAAATCTCTTGGTAAGGGCGTTGATTATATTGAAATTACAAGTCTTGTTGGAGATCCTAGAAAACACGGAGTTCATAGAGGAATTGATATTGGTGCTCCTCAAGGAACATATATTGCATTAAGAGTGGATTGTGAAGTTGTATTTGCCGGTAATGTTGGTGCTTATGGAAATGTTATGGATGTTTGGATTTCTGAATTGGGGGTTCAACTAAGATTGGCTCACTTGAGTGCGTTTTTAATTCGATCTGGTAAAATTAAAGCAGGAACTTCTTTTGCTAGAGTTGGAAAGACTGGAGGAACCTCTACTGGTCCACATATTCACTTGGAATATGACACAAAGAAAGGTGCTAGTCGTGGTGGGGGATTTTATAATGATGATCCCCAAAATTATATTATAAATCTAGATCAATATGTTCGTTTATTATTACTTAGTAAAAATCCAAATAATGGAAAATTCTCACCTGCTAATACACCAACCGCACCATCACCAAATCCTCCAAAACCTTCTACTTCTCTAGTCCCCAGTATTCAACAATCCTCTGCTTCCGATAATCCAGAACAATCAGTTGAAATGCAAAATAATAATTACACTATGAATTTTTTACAAGGAATAGTTCAAGAAAGAAAAGGACAAAAGATTGTTATTATTGATGATAGGGGATCTACAATCACTCAACAAGTTATATCCTCCAGTAGTGGAGGTGATATACAGATTAAAATACCTGATTTTGTCTTGTTAAATACCTTTATGAAAAACAAACTATTATTAGATTTAACTTACCTATAAATGTCAATAAAACAATCGGTATTCGAAGAAATAGTTATAGAATCTAATGACAGGTCCAGAAGAGTTGATATTGCTTCTGGATCTGTGATAATTGATTACTATGAAGATATTTTTTCACCGACTATTACCGCTAAAATAAGAGTTGTAAATACCGGAAATACGATTGCCGCTCCAAATACTAAGGATGGGCAAAAACAATCTATTTACAATGGACTTCCTATAAGAGGTGGAGAGAGAGTTTCTATAAAAATTGCCGGAAATTCATCAACAAATCCTGGACTAGATTTTTCTACAGATTCAAAAACTTATCTTTATGTATCTAGTATTTCTGATATAATTTCCGAAAATAATACAGAAAGTTTCACATTACACTTGGTATCAAGAGAGGCAATTACGAATGAAACTACAAGAGTGGCAAAAAAATATTCATTACCCATAAATGAGTCGGTATCTAAAATTCTAAATGATGTTCTAAAGGCAAATAAAATTGGTACGATTGATAAAACATCAAATCGTTATAATTTTATTGGAAATATGAGAAAACCTTTTACGGTATTAACTTGGTTGGCGGCAAAAAGTGTTCCTTCCTCTGATGAAAATAACACGAGTTCAGTATCGGGAGAAGGAACTGCGGGATTTTTCTTTTATCAAACTGTAGATGGATTTCAATTTAGATCAATTGATTTTCTAAGTTCACAACCTAAAAAAACAACAATTACTTATAGTGAAGCAACTGAATCTTATGGTGTTGATGGTGAAAGATCTGCCGATCAAAATAATTTTAAAATTCTTAATTATAACACAGAAAGAAATCAAAATCTAATTGAAAAATTAAGATTAGGTTCTTATGCCTGCCATAGAGTATTTTTTAATCCTCTTAGCGGAAGAATTACACCTCCTGGCAAAACAGATTTTAAAATATCACAGTATAAAAATAAAACGATAAATCTAGGACAAGAAGAACTTAAACTACCAAATATTGATGACAATTCCTCAGTAACTCTTGGAGATATTCCATCTAGAATTATTACAGGAATACTAGATATTGGTACTGTAGAAGAAGAAGTTTCTAGGGAGATAAATGCAGACCCCATAGAGCACCAATCTCAGGCATTAATGAGATATAATTTTCTATTTACCCAGTCCTTAAATGTGATGATTCCATCTAATACAAATTTAAGAGCAGGCGATAAGATTGAATGCTTGTTCCCCAGAATCACAAGAGGTTCTGCTACGGAATATGATACTGAAACAAGTGGTCTATATATCATTAAAGAACTTTGTCATCATTTTGATGCTAATAACTCATACACATCATTAAAATTGATAAGAGACACTTTTGGAATTAAAAAATAAATGTTAGACCAATCACTACTTCAAAGTCATTTTATTGGTAGAGACGGATTCCGTTGGTGGATAGGGCAGGTTGCACCAGAAGAAGTTCAGAAGCAACTCAATAAAGATGGGTGGGGAAATAGACTTAAGGTTCGTATTTTAGGATACCATCCAGAAGACGTAAATGAACTACCAAATAAAGATCTTCCCTGGGCTCAAATTCTTTTATCTACATCTGATGGAACTGGTGCATCTCAATATGCAAAAAGTCATGCAGTAAGACCGGGTGATGTTGTATTTGGATTTTTTCTGGATGGTGATAATGCCCAAATCCCCGTGATCTCGGGGTGTTTTGGTAATACAAGTCAATATACAAAAGAGGAATATAAATCTCCATTTGTTCCGTTTACGGGGTTCACAACAAGAATTGCAAATGATGGTTCTAGAACAGAACCGAACGAAACAAACGAACAGACAAGAACGGCACAAACAACTCCTATTCCTCTACCACCGCAAATTGCAAATAGTATTGGCGCACTTCCTCAGTTTGGTGGAGATGGAGATATAATCCAATTTGCGACATCAAAACCAGGGTCGAAGATGGAAAAGATTGCCACAGAACTGGAAAATGCGATTAAGTACCTACAGGACCTAAAATCATTTCCAAATCTGGCGCAAGAATGGATTGATGCTAGAGTTGAAGAATTATGTGAACAAATTTCTAAAAAAATACAAGGAATTACCACAGAAATAGTTTCTGGAGTTGTGAATGGTACTTATGAGAAATTGGAACCAGCTCTACAACAAGGTGTGGCACAAGTATATGATGCAGCAGCGGCAGCAGTACCAAATAGTAAATCTGGAAAACATTTAGCGGGAGTAGAAGCACAAAAAGCAACAATTGAACCAGTAAAACAATTACAAAAATTAATTCCTTGTTTAATTTCAAGTATTATAAAGAGTCTTGGAAGTCTTATAAGTGATATGGTCTGTGCCCTATTAAAAAATGTGGCAAACTTTGTATCTTGTGTTATTGATCAGTTTCTTGGAGGACTACTCAACGGAATTATTGATTTAATCATAGCAGGAATGTCCACCGTTCTTGGGGCTCTTTCTTTACTATTAAGTTTTAGTAATTTTAATCTTGGAGATACCATAAGAGAACTTGCGGAGGGTCTTCTTGGTATTCCATTATCACTCAACTGTGGAGAAGAAGAAACAGATCCGGGTGTTGAAAAATGGACTATTGGTTCTGGACCAACTCAATCCTTACCATTTGATATTAATAATATTTTATCTCTGGCAAACAATGCAAAATCACTCGTAGATACGGTTACTGAGAATCCATTATCACCACTCGAAAGTATTGTAGGACCTCTAGATTTCTTATCTCCAAATATTAGTGTTCCAGATTTTAATAGCGTCTTAAGTAACTGCTTTGGTGGAGTGCCAACTGTCTGCAATCCTCCATCAATTAATATTTTTGGTGGTGGTGGTTTTGGAGCATCGGCACTTCCAATCTTTGGGTCAATTAGTGGAGGTACTGGGAGTATTATTGGTGCGATTCTCACATCCGGTGGTTCTGGTTATACTTATCCACCATTTGTATCTATTACTGATAATTGTAGAAAAGGATACGGTGCCGTGGCCGAATCAGTTATCGAGAATGGCAAAGTCGTGGCAATTATAATTAATTCTGATGGTGAGGGTTATACTTTAGGAAATCAACCACGAGTTGGTGATGTTGGAACTGATACTGGTGATGTTGGAACTGATACTGGTGATGTTGGAAGTGGTGTTACACTCACAGACCAACAGAACATCACAATTTCTGAAGTTCTAATCATAAATCCGGGATACAATTATCAACCTGAAGACATTGTAACCGATAATTTTGGAAATGAATATAATGTTGTGATTGATAATGGATCTATCATTAGTATTACTCCAATAAATATTACTGACATTACAGATTTGCCAATACTTAGAGTGGTAAGTACAACTGGTTCCGGAGCAAAATTAAAACCAGTATTTGGATTTAGAACTTCATTCCAAGGCGAAATAAAACAAGTTATTGATTGTGTGGTATAAAAATGACTAGAGAAGCAAACTGGGAAGAGAGAAGTTATTGGAAACTGGGACCTAACTTCGGAGTAGATGTTAAAAATCCACAGTTGGGATTGAATGGTCCTGATGTTTATACTTTGTACGGAGTTACTAGTGATAAGGACATTAGTATACTTGGGTTAACTAATGGTAGTGGGATGTTTAAGATTTGTAATGACCGATCAATTCAAATAATTGCCGGGCAGAATAATTCTGGCGGTGGAGTTGATATTGTAATTACCGGTAAGAATGGAGATGTAACAATCACGGCAGAAAAAAATGGTAATGTCAGAATCCGAGGAAAAAATATAATTCTTGATGCCGATGAAAACATTAATTTGACCGCAGGTAGGAATGTAAATATCAAAGCTGGTTCTCGTTTTGTAACTCAATCAAATCAAGCAGATTGTGTGGCAAAAACTGGAAGTCTTGCCCCACAGGGAACCTCTACTGGAGAAAGAATTTTTCCTCAAGGTTCTCCTGCAGGTGATGATATTGTTGAAAATGCTTTTTATGCCGGTGATACTGGTAAATATACGGGATAAGAAATAAGATGTCAGATAAAACCTATCTAAGTAAAGAAATAAACTTCAATAAGGCTCCAATAATGTGGGCTGGTATGGAAGTTTATCCGGGAAATGGGGCGACTTCTAATCTTTATGGAACTCTGAATGTAATCAAAAATCCCGAAGAACCTAACATTCCTGATATCAATACTGATGGTGATGTTAATATTAGAGGTGATATCAATGTACTTGGCACTAGACTTAATAGAATAGGAAATGCTAATATTAATGGAAATGCAAATGTTCGTCAAAATGTAAACGTTGGAAAGAATGTTAAGGCAGGAGGAGAAGTTTATTCCAGTAATGGAAAACACAGACTTTCGGCAAAGAAAAACTTTGATATTCCTCACCCGACAAAGGAAGGTTGGAGACTGACTCATAGTTGTCTTGAGGGTCCAGAGGCAGCAGTATATGTTCGAGGAAAATTAATAAATACAAATATAATTAAACTTCCCGAATACTGGGAAAAACTTGTGGACCCGAATACAATCACAATTTCGGTTACTCCAATTGGTTCTCAT